GATCCGTCGGCTAATCTCTGTGTGCCAGCTGTATTGGTTGCCGTTGGTATATAAGTATTAATATCTTCCTGGTCTGAGAATCTAATAAACATTTCATCTTGTGATGATGTATTACCTATTTCTGTTTCTGTTCCAAAGAATACTAAGTGTCTATCTGGTGTAGATACTAACATGTGACGTGACGCTGTTGGTGCACCGGTTATAATTGTTGCTCTTGTAGTTGTAGCATTTGATAAAGAAGAATCCCAAGAAAATACACTACCATTATGAATTAAACAAATAGCTTTATCTCCAAAATTATCTAGTGACCACATACCAGGTTCAATAACTAAATCTCCTGATGCTGCTTCACCCCAGGCAACATAATTAGTTGAGTTTGTAACTGTTACACCATCGCTGTGAGA